CGAGGACCGGACTTATCTTGGAGAGTCCAACACCGGAAATTAAAAAAGAACTAACGGTAAGGCCACTCGTCAATAACGAATATGGATTTCCTCCACCGCCTTTCAAGGTTTACAGAACAGCTAAGAGTGGAATCTGTGTTCCAAGATTCTATGGAACTGGTACCATTGAAGAACCAACGCAGGATAAACGTCCAGCCCCCACCAGGACCAATATCAAGTTCACTGGAAAACTCAGGGATGCCACACACCAGAATGAAGCACACACAGCAGCAATTAAAGCAGGTCACGGTGTACTTTCTTTACCATGCGGCTATGGGAAGACGACGGTATCCCTGGCCATAGCATGTACTCTTGGATATAGAACTATGATCGTCGTACATAAACAATTTTTGGCGGATCAGTGGAGAGAACGTATTAAACAGTTTTGTCCCGGAGCAACAATTGGTGTCGTTCAACAGAATAAAAAAGAAGTTGACTGTGACTTTGTGATTGCAATGCTCCAGTCTCTGTCACTCAAGGAATATTCATTTGGTGATTTTGATAGTATCGGTACAGTCATCGTGGATGAAGCTCATCATATTTGTGCGAAGGTTTTCAGTCAGAGTCTCTTCAAGATGTGTCCTCGTCATATATTTGGTCTGTCCGCGACACCTATTCGCAAAGATGGTCTAAGTAAAGTACTTCATTGGTTTATGGGTCCAACTTTTTTTGCGGTCGAACGTGAGAATCAAGGACAGGTTGAAGTTTTTTCAGTTCAATATGAGTGTCCGATGTTTAGGAATCCACCACCGTGTACACGTAATGGACAACTCTCACTCGTGAATATGATTACGGAATTGGTCGAACATAGAGATCGTAACAAGATGCTTGTCAATTTAGTAAAGAAAGCTTCCTCCGGTACCAGACAACTTTTAGTACTCAGTGATCGACGACAACATTGTGAATTTCTTCATAAATGTTTTCCAACAAGTTCAGGTCTCTATATGGGTGGAATGAAAGAAGCTGATCTAGAAGCATCCTCAAAGAAGAAAATCATATTCGCGACGTTCAGTCAAGCCCACGAAGGTTTGGACATTCCAACATTGGACACTGTCATCTTAGCTACACCCAAGTCCGACATTCAACAATCTATAGGACGTGTTATGCGAGAGACGCCAGGGAAGAATAATAATCCACACATCTACGATATTGTCGATCAGTGGTCGATATTGTTTGCGATGTATAAGAAACGACTACGGGTCTACAAACAAGGTGGATTTAGGATTGACGCAGTTGAAGACAAGGAAGAAGTGAACCCATTTCAGGGTAAGTGTCTATTTTTATAATCTACACATCTAATAGATATGTCTGGTGCACTCGTTCAACTCGTTTCGAAAGGTGCTCAAGATGTCTATTACATGAGTGGTGAAGGAACATCACTCTTCACTTCCAAATATACCAGACATACAAACTTTGCCCAGGCTCCTAAATTAATTAAAGAGTATTCATTGGCTGAAGATGCGTGTGTCATCCCAATGAATGGTGATTTACTCACCGGATTATGGTTTGAAGGTACGAATCTAGTTGAAGGATTCCAAGGATCTATAATTGATTTATACATCGGTGGACAGAAAGTTGATTCCCAACCATTTGATTTTATCAGTGACGTCTATCAAAATTATTTGGCAGACACATACACCAAGTCCCAGGAGATTAACAACAAGTGTTCAGTCACCAACACAAACTTTTTCCCATTGACATTCTTTTTCAATAGCAAGACTTCATACATCCCCATGGTGGCTCTCCAATATCATCAAGTCGAAGTACGTGTGAACTTCAAGAAGAACCTTGACGTACCATTCTCTGCTAAGTTATACGGTAACTATGTATATCTCGATGCACCAGAAAGAAAACGGTTCACTTCGACAAAATTAGATTTCATCATCACTCAAACACAAACACTCAAGCAGAAACTTACCCCAGGGTACAACGATTATGATATCTCACATTTCAATCACCCAGTCAAGTCACTTTTCTTTGGCATACCCACAAAATCGAGTAACGTGATAGAGGATCGCTTCACCTTTGATTCAGCCGATATTTTATTAAATGGTACACACCTTCTCGAAGGTATGACACCGACATATTTCCATAACGTACAGAATTACTTTCATTCCGACTTTGGTGTATCAGCGTTCAATGAACTCTACAATACACCATTCTATACACGATATTATGCATACCACTTCTGTACAAACGCATCTGATTATAAGTCTACTGGGTCATGTAATTTCAGTAGATTGGATAATGTTCATATACAAATTCGTGATGCTCTCATCGGTGAAGGACGAACGGGTGAAGATATTCGAATTTATGCAGTGAATTATAACGTGTTGCGGATCCAGGAGGGAATGGCTGGAATTTTATTCGGAAACTAATGTAGTAAGCCATGGTCGGTAAAACACCTCAAGTTCGAGAAATCGTTTATAACGTTCTTGACGATAATGGCGATCGTACAGTAATTGCAAAGGGTGCCACAACGATTGATGTTGGTGATACAAAAACACTATTCACGAGAACATCAGCTCTTGAAGGCCTCACAACAAATATTTCTTCGAATGTATCAAATGTTCAGAGTACCCTGACCAATGTAGAAAATTTTTTATCAGGAGTTAACCTTGGAGGTGCTGTATATGATAACTCAATTACAGTTCTGAAAACTGATTTTGCTTCAAATGTCGGACGAATCGACACGCTCGAAGATGTACACTTCTCTAATAGTCTTATGATTTCTAACAACTTCTCGAATATATCCATTTTACAGGATGATCTATATTTAAATATCGATCGTATCGACGGTGTAGTTAGCAGTCAAGAATCTAATGCTCTGGTTATTAATGGAACATTTTCCAATGTTTCAGACTTACAGTCTAATGTTTCATTAAACTTTTCCAATATATCACAGTTACAATTAGATCTCGCACCATCACTCGAGGCACTGACACGGGGGCAGCTTCTACAGGACGATGTAGCGGATCTAAAAAGCCGTATAACAACTACAAGTAACATCATAATAGGTGGAGAATCGGGGGCGGAAGATGTTGGAGCTCAATCCACTATTGTCGGTATACAATCCGGGCGTAATATTGGGGACTATTCCATAGCACTTGGTTTTAACTCTCAAAATTTTGGGACGAAAGCAGAGGGGGATGCTACTCAACGTTCCATCGTTATTAATGCTACCGCTTTGGGATTAAATGCCCCTCGAGCCGATACGCTTGTCATTTCACCCGTACAAACGGATGATAGTAACACAATTAATATCATGGGATACAATAATTTAACTAAGGAACTCGTACAATCTACACTCCTACGAGGTATCGATGGGAATGTCCATGCGACGACGAATATCAGTGTTAACAATGATACCATCCTATTCGAAACAAATGGTAATGGATCATTTGGTGGAAACACTGAAATTGCCGGGACCCTCGAAGTCGGTGGTTCTTCTTCGTTCACGGGTGCGATACAGATGGCGAGTACTCTCGAAATCGGTGACACATCATCCTTCGGTGGGGACATGACCATTGACGCGAATGTATCAGTGTATGGAGAAAGTTTTATAGTGAATAATAATGTCATACTCCGCAATGATGGTACGGGATCCTTTTCCGGTGACATTGATATTGGTGGGACCCTCGAAGTCGGTGGTTCTTCTTCGTTCACTGGTGCGATGCAGATGGCGAGTACTCTCAAAGTCGGTGACACATCATCCTTCGGTGGGGACATGACCGTTGACGCGAATGTATTTGTACATGGGGAAAGTTTCGTGATGTACAGTGATCCATCAACATCACAGGTCATACTTCACAACAATGGTAATTCCAGCTTTTCAGGTAATATGGAAATTGCTGATATCAACTGTCGAAATACACTTGATGGGTTTAATTCGTTTCGGATGATTGATGGTTCGACTACTAAGGCATCCATCAACAAGATTGGTGAATCTTCTTTCCTTGGTAAAATGCAAATCAATGATGAACTCGTCGTACAAGGACATTCTTCGTTCGTAACTACTATGAATGTTGGTGGCACGTCATCATTTGGTGATGTCATGACAGTAAATAGTACATCTTCCTTTATTGATGATGTAACTCTTGGTACGGGAGCGGACCTGATTATGAATAGTCCAAATTTCAAAATGATTAACAGTGGTACTCAAAAAGTCCTTATTGGTAACAATGGTAATGCCAGCTTTTCAGGTAATATGGAAATTGCTGATATCAACTGTCGAAATACACTTGATGGGTTTAATTCGTTTCGGATGATTGATGGTTCGACTACTAATGCATCCATCAACAAGATTGGTGAATCTTCTTTCCTCGGTGTGATGAAAATCGATAATGCATTAAATGTTGACGGTATCACAACAATAAAAGATGTCGGGAATGATCGTATAAGATTAACCCCCGGTACTACTACTAGTGACTCTAAAATAGAAGTATTAGGTTCAGTTTCTTGTTGGGCGGCTGGATTTGGTGGTGTTGTTGGACATTCGGAAAACTGTAAAATTGATTCTAATGGAAATGGGTCGTTTTCTGGTACAGTGACAGCCGGAGCGGTGTCGACTCCATCTTTAACTGTTAGT